GAAGATGCTTTAGAATATTATTACTACAATATTGTTGGTGGACACTTCGGTGAAAGAAATCCTTTGTTTTTACTTTAGAAGTAATTTGCGTAAAACGAAATAATTTTTGGTGCGTATCTTCTTAAAGCAGAATTAATGTTTTCCACTGTCACTTCTTTATTTTCATCTTCAAGTATACTGATTACTCCGTTTACCATTTCACCTTGGGTCTTATCAGCCATATCAACTAATTCATCAAACGCTTCGTTAGTATCATTATACTTGTGTTCGTGAGCCAATCTTTCTTTACCCATATAAAGATATGGTGCTGCCGCAAACATATTAACAACACCAGCTTCTCTTAATTTATTTAAATATTTTTTTATAAACAACATGTTGAAATGTTTTACTAACATCGCATGTTGTGTTAAATCTGTTGATTTATTTTCTTTAATATTTTTTTTCATTTTTCTTTCTCTCATTTCATCAAACTCAGATTCATACATCCATTTATCTTCATCCAATAAATAAAGACTTGACCCATTGTCCCATTTAACAACATACTGAACAAATCCAGGTCCTTTTTGTATTCCTTTAACAGTTCCTCTATCACCAAAAGATAATTGAGGTTCACCTAAAAGTTCAATGATAACAATTCTATCATCAGGTTTAAGTTCAGGATTTAATTTCTTACTCATATATTTATAAATATAATGAAATATCTAATTAAAGAATCTCAAAAGCAAATTATCCTTGAAGCAATAAATGATAGGATTAAAGAAGTTCAAGAAGATGGTGTTGAACTAACTAAAAAGATTGTTGAAGACACTAAATCACATGCTTCAATAAACTTAAAGATGATGCTTACATGGGGTGCTGCAATTGGAGGGTTTATGGGTCCAATTATGCAATGGTTAAATGGACAAGTACCAGAGTTAACAGAAAAAGATTCATCATTGATTGCTGCCGGTATTGCGTCAGTAATATTCTTTCAAGAAAGAAGTTTTATCAACAAATCAATTATTAAAAAGATTAAAGAAGATGGACTTGAAGAACCATTTAAATTGGGAGCAATTAAAGCCAATCAACTTAAAACTGTTTTGGCAGGTTTTTTAAAGAGTTTGAATTTATCAGCATTTACTGTAACAAATATGTTAAGTTACGCATTCTTGGTTCCAGTCATACCAATGATATATGATGCCGTTTCTGAAGGTGTGTGGGATATGAGAGATACTGAAATGTTAGTTAAATCATTATCGGCGTTTGGATTGATAACAATTTCAGGTAATTTCTTAAAACGACTTATGGATTTAATCGTTGATAGGATTACTAAATAAAATCAATTTTTAATTCTAAATCAGACGTTCCTCTGAATATTCTGTGATAAGTCCCTTCAGGGATTAATAATACTTGTCCTTCAGTTAACTCTATTGGTAATTGATTATCCATTTGGAATTTCCATCCTTTACCCTGTACTACTTCAATCAATCTATCTTCTCTATCACGATGCCATTGTAGTTCACCACTATCAACATCTGATTTAAAAACTCTAATCTTTGAAGTTTCTGTTAGTTTTCTATCTTTATACGGTTTCATATTACCAAAATCCTGGATAAGTTTTACCACCCCACAAATAACCAAAACGGTTTAAACGACATGCCCAATAACCAGCACTCAATCTATCTTTCTTTTTAGAACACTGATGTCTTGCGGCAAATGATTTACGAGCTTTAGGATTTGACACCTTAGCAGTTAAACCACCTTTAACATCGCCAAATGAAATTTTCTTAACTCTACCTGTTGATGGGTTTTTAACATAGACAACATATTTCTTACCACCACCACTATTTCTTCTTGGTTTACCAAGTTCAACTTTCTTTCCGTTATACTCAGCTTCAGAAATAAATGATTCTTCCATCGGAGTATCCAAGTAAACAACTCTACCACTTGATAATCTAACTTGTGTTCCAAAATCAGATTCAACAAGTTCAACATCATCCTCATTTAATTCAACCATTCCTTCATAATATAACTCACGAGCTTCGTTAATAACATTAAAGAATTCCTCAGAACCAAATCTAAAGATATTATCATTCAATGGAATTTCATTTGTTATATGATAATTAAGGTGTTCCGAAATAAGTGGTTTTTCTACTGATTCTGTAAGAACTTTTTTGATTAGTTTTTTGATATTCATTTTTTAGTTCGTAATGAGAAATACAACCCAAAGAATAATGCTGAAATACAATAGAAAATTCCTGTGGTAATCCAATAAGAACTTGTGTAGTCTAAAATTACTTTGAACATTATGTCGAATCCTAGTGGATTGAAAAACATTGCGAGCATAAGGCAATAAGTGGCAACATTTTCCTTTAGAATTCGTTTCATTTTCGTCATTATCCATTAACGTGGGTTTAAAGTTTATGAACAAAGTTCATTTTATTTATAAATATTAATTTTTTTAAAAAACTTATATACTTATTGCTAAATAAATGAAATAATGGCAGCTAAATCAACAGGTTCAACGAAGTTATCATTCGGAGTTAAAAAATCAGGTAAATCATCAAAGAAATTTACATCCAATAAAAGGAGTAAGAATTACAAAAAACCTTACAAAGGACAAGGGAGATAAAATGAAAGAATACATTAAAAAACAAATTGGGAACATTAAACAGTTTTCATTCGCCGAGATGACTTCCAATAGTTCAGGAAAAACATCAGGAAGTGGAACTGCGGGTCTTTATATTGTTTTTATCGGAGGTTTGACATTCCTTATGGGTTGTATTGATAAAATGTTTTTAAACAAGGATATTGACGTTATAACACAATCAATAATTCTTGTTGGAATCGGAGCAACTCTTTTAGGATATAGAAAATCAAAAGATAATTCTGAAGAACCTAAGGTAGAAGAAGTAACAGAAACTACTGAAGAAAGTGAAACTATAAACTAGTTCCACCAACTTTCAATATTTTCACTCAAGATTTTGAAAAGTAATTTCCTTGCTCTTTCGTGATTGTATCTTCCAATATTCAAGGCAATTCTTGATTTAACTTCGTATGAAGTTAAGTCCTCGTTGTCGATTTTAAAAATATGATATTTTTTATCAGTAACAATTTTCTTGTAAACCAATGGATATTTTTTGAAAAAATCATTTAAGTTTTCTTTTTTCAAAAGTGTCTCCATATAATAACCACCCAATACATCTTCAATATCATCACCTGTTGGAACAAAGAAAAAATCTTTATCCTCGTAGTCCATATATTCCATTATATAAAACTCTTCCTGAACTTTTTCCATCAGTTTAACACACAACATCATCCTTTTAGCGTCAAGTTCTGAATTGACGTGAAATCCTTTTTCTTTAATGTACTTAGACTGTTTTTCTAACTTAAATTTGAATACCTCAAAAATATAATGGTCGTCCCAATCACGGTCTTTCCAAATCACAGGAAACCACTTAATTAAATTACCGACAGATGTAGAAAAGTTTCTAACGGGATTTTTAAAATATTTCCAAATAAAATCACTTAGTTTTTCTTTCATAATTCAAGAATTGTTTTCTTACTGATTAAACTTTTATTTAAAAAGACAATACTACAATCAAAGTCCAAAGAATATTTTATTAATTCTTCAGAATCTTGATACTTTTTAACATAAAAATCAATCAGATTTTCGGCAGATTGAATTTGTCCAAAGTGGGTAATCGAACCAATTACCTTACGTATCCATTGAAAGTCCCTATCCATAGGACAAATATACATAATCTTTTTTAATTATACAACAACTCAGTTAATTGCGGATTACTTTTTTCGTACATACGTATCATAATTCCAGCTTCAGAGTTTGAGAAGTTTTCTTGAGATGTGGTATTATACCCTCTCAACTTGATATTTCTTTGACGAGCAAACTCGTGAACCCATTCGTGAGCAACAGTTCTTAAAATGTCAATTAACATTCTTCCACCAGCAAGAACTTTAATTTTACCAGGAATTTCACCACCTGTAGTCATTCCTCCAAAACGTTCGCCAAGAAGATGAATGTCAATGTCTGTCTTAAGTGGAGAGTTTTTTTGACAAAATCTCAAGAAGTCCTGAATAACATTTATTTGTTCAGAACCAAGTCCACTAGATTTATCATATAAATTTACTTTCATCTTAACAATAAATATCTTATATTTCTTTTGTATATATAATTATGAAAAAGAGTTTTTTTGAAAAAGTCTTAAATAAAACAAATAAACAAGACATCGACCAATGGTTTGGTGAAAATTCCGAAATCAAAGTTACGGAATTTTCTCATTCAATTAGTCAGAAAAAAAATATTTTATCAGTTAAATTATACCCATCAAATTATGAATATGCTATCGAACTTTTTCCGGAAGGCCTGGAAATTCTTGTCTTACATACTATCAAAAGTCTTTCACTTCCTGAGGATTATATATTAACAACATCTATAGAACACTAAATTATGGCGCATCCAATAATCCATGCAAAATCATCCGTTAAAAAATTCGGAGGGAAATGGGAAGATTATATCCATTTACACGAATGGTTAGATGAAACAAAAGGTTGGTACGGACATTCATCACACAGAATGTTTCGACACCACTCTGAGGGTATATTTGAAATGGAACAACGTTTTGGTGCTGAATTTAAAAATAGTGATGGGAAAACTGTATACACCCGTTATGTTGGTGAACAACATGTAATGGAAGATTGTAACGGATATATCCCATCGGCAAAAGAATGGGTGTTAGCATTAGAAAATAAACAAAGACCTTTATGGATGATTAAAACCATGAAGTTAGAAATTGATGATTGATATTTATTATTATGAAAGAATTATTAAATAACCCTGAAACTATAAAAAATTTTAAACTTTTACATTATATCCTATTAAGTAATGGTCTTACTCGTGTCAGTAATGACTTTTATGTTGATTACGACGGGAATGTTGATTATCACTTCTCACCTTGGACTAATAAAGGTGGAGCTTATGATATTATACCTAATAAATTATTTGATTTTTTAGATAATTTTTTTGACACTATTAAAGATGAAGTTTTAGATTCATTAGAAGGTGATGGTGATTCTAGAGCAACGGTGTCATGTGAGTATTCAACAACAGACAAAACTTTAATAATTGAAGAAAATATTCAAACTATGGGTTATGAATCATATTACCAAGAGTTTGAAATTGACGAAAAGGAATTACTTGAAGATATGGTTCAGTGGAAAGAAGATGGTAAACTTAAAATTAGTGTTAATTTTAGCGGTGATGGTGATTCAGGTTATATTGATGACGTTGGTCTAATCAATGATAGTGATGACAAACATTATGAATTTACAGCGGTTTGGGAAAATAAGTTATACAACATTTTGGAACAAAATCATGGTGGATGGGAAATAAATGAAGGCTCTGAGGGAACATTTATAATTAACAATGAAAACCAAACTATAGAACTAGATTTTCGTATGAATGTTGAAGAATCCTCAACAGGTTACGAATTTAAACACCAATTTGAGTTTTAATAAACCTGAATAGTTCTTTGTGGTCTGTCGTCACCAAAGTCAGGACAGAAATAGGTATTATTACCATCGTGGTAAATTGTTCCACCAACTCCATTAGGAATTTTGTGTTTTTCATGGAATTTTTCATCCAAATCTATTTGGTAATTCCCATCATGAATTAAAAAACATAAATTTTCATAACCACACTTATATTGTTGGTCTTTGTTTTTATGTCTCATAAATTCGTCAAAAGACATTACATATCTCGCATCTTCGTTAATGTGTCTTTTAACGATGTATTCTAATTGACTTTCTGTAATAATAAACTTTTTCATATCTTATAAATATATCAAACAATTGGTTTATAAAATTTATGATTTCCGATTGTTGTAGTGTATTTTAATTTGGAATAATCCCAACTTGGTTTAATTGACGTTGTATGGTAAAATTCAGCACCTTTTGTATTATCAGTACCTTTCTTTTTAATATAATTTTTAACAAGGTTTTGAGCGGTTTCCCAAGCGGAACCATCCTTAGGGTTTTTTAAAATAGATTTATTTATCTTATTTAAAAAATTATCAGTAGTTGTATCATTCCAAATTGAAAATTGTTTTTTTTGTAAAACAACATCTTTTGGCGATTTTTTTAGACTATCTGCTCTATTTCTAATAACATTTGCAACTGCTTTCATTCCTTCAGAACCTTCTCCTCTAGCCTCCCCCCATATGGTTGCGGCAACAATTAAATCATCTTTAGTTAAATTGTCTTTTTCTATTGGTTTTATTGTTTTTACCATTTTCTTAGCGCCGTCAATAACACCTTCTTTTGATTTATCACTAGCACCCGTCAACTTGTTAACGTCATCCCAAAAAGTATCTGAGTTTTGATTTTGTTTTATACCCATAATTTTATTCACATCATCAAAAACTGATTGTTCGTTAACATTTGGTTTTAAAACCGTCATTGCTTCAGGAAAATCTTTATTTAAAACATCTTCGTCTTTATTATCGTAAGGAATATTTTGTAAAACGTATCTAATTGAATTTAAACCTGAAATTTTCTTATCATTAGAATCTAAAACAACCCAAGGGTGGTTAACTGTTGATGTCTTATCAAAAAGTTTTTGTTTATACTCTGTGAACTTTTCCCATACATCTTGCATCTTTTCATCATTCTCAGAATACTTCCAATATTTCAATGGTGACTTTTGTCTGAAATCAAATCTTTTAGCCTGAGTTTCTTTATCTATTGAGAACCAAAGTTTAAATAGATAATCACCATCAACAACCAATGATTCTTCAAAGTCCTGAACATTATCCATAAAGTCCTCATACTCTTCTGAAGAACCGTAACCCATTACAGGTTCAACTAAACCTCTATTATACCAACTTCTATCAAAGAAGTTTATCTTACCTTTCTCAATTTGATTTCTGTATCTATCCCACCAGTTTTTTCTTTCGTCAGGTGTCGGAATGCCAAGAGCAATAACTTTATAATATCTTGGATTTAAGTTTTCAGTAAACTTTTTAATTGTTGAACCTTTACCTGCTGAATCTCTCCCTTCAAAAACAATAATAACAGTTTTACCTGTTTGTTTTAACCATTCTTGTAATTTTAAAAGTTCAACCTGTAAGAAAAATATTTCTTTCTTGTAAATGTCTTTATCTAAAATTGACGGTTCCTCTTCGGGACTAACAACTTCTTTTTTAGTTTTTCTTTTTTCTAATGACTTAGTTAGTTGTTTAAAAAATTCAAAAACATTAATATCCTTATTACCTTTTAATTTCAAAGTTTTTAAAATACCTCTTGTAAGTAATCCAAAATCAACTAACCCTTCTTTTGAATATTCTTCAATCTTATTAATAAATTTTTGAATTTGAGCACTATATACTTTGTTGTCTTTTAAAATTGCAACGAGAGATTTAACCTCAGGGCTATACTTTGGTTTGTCAGCTTCTGTCAAACCCATATTATTTTTTATCTTACTAACTTCAGTTAATAAATTCCTCATACTGATAAATACTTTTTAATAAGTATTTTGTAAATTAATATAAACCACAAATCCCCTCATTAGAGGGGATTTTTTTATTCTTTAATCTCTTTCATCAACTTACCCCACAAGACTGTCTGTAATAGGATAAGACCAACACTTAAAACAAATACAGGTAATGATGGTGAGTTAATCATTAATACAACTGATAATACAAGAGCGAACATTGCTGAAGTCAATTTTAGTTTTAAGTTTTTCATAGTGATGTTGGTGTTAATTGTTCTACAAATATAAACAAAAAAACTCCCGATTGGGAGTTTTTCATTATTTTTTTTAAAATTAACGTCTTCTAATGTGTCTTCTGATACTCTCAGCCATTGGGTCTCTTGGTTCTTCATCTTGCATGTCACCCATAGGAGTTTCCATACCTGTAAAATTTTCATCAGAATCATAAGAATTATATTCTTCTTCATCTGAATTCATTTGATTACTTTCGTAATCTTGGATGATAGACTTAAGTTCCATTGCCTCTTGTTCTTTTCCTTCAGTATTTCTTAATTGACTATAAAAATCTTTAATATAGTCCCATCCTGCAATACCTAAAAGTGCAATAGTTGTTCCAACCATTGTTGCAATTGCTCCACCAGTACTCATGGCTTCAGGATTAAAGAAGTTTTCAACATCTTCATTAACTCTATTTCTTTTAGTTTCTTTAACTACTGTTTTAATTAATCTAGTTAATTCTGATTCTGATAATCTTACAACTTTTTTCATTTTTTTTTGTTTTATTATAAATATACATTAATTTTTATTTTTCCCAATATTTTGTACCACAAAGTCCTAACCATCTTTGCATCACATCATATAATTCTTCAGATTCATATACCAT